CCTGAGCAAGCAGCACGGAGTTTGCGCTATCTGCAGCGAACCGCCCAGAGGGAAGCGGAGATTCCTGGCGGTCGATCATGATCATGAAACAGGCGCGGTTCGCGGGCTGCTCTGCACAACATGCAATGTCGGACTAGGAGCGCTACGTGACAGCCCGGTACTTGTCCAGGCCGCCCTGACGTACCTGGAGCAGGGAAGTATCCTGGCTGTAGCGGAGCGCTGACTGGCCGGCCGCCTCTCGGGAGGAGGTGGCCGATGACCGCTACGGTCTTCTTTTGACAATGTGAACGAGATCGCGCTGATCTCCAATTCGTTCACCAACGCCGGCGGCGCCCTGGCCGACCCCACCGCGGTCAGCTGTATCGTCACCGAGCCGTCCGGCGCGAGCGTGACCCATACCTTCGCCGGGGCGCTGCCGGCTGACATCGTGAAGGTGAGCACCGGGAAGTACACCCTGTCCGTGCCGTGCTCGCCGACCGTGACCGGGGTCGACGGCCTGTGGGGATTCGAGTGGATCGGCACCGGGGCGGTCAGTGACGTTCAGCCGGGCACCTGGCGGGTGCTGCCGCCGAACGTCTCCCAGCTGTGGTACGTCGGGCTGGAGGAGATGAAGGACCGGCTCGGCATCACCGACACCAGCCAGGACTACGCGCTGCAGACCTCGATCGCCGCCTCGGCCGGGTGGCTGAACGAGTACTGCGGACGGCACTTCAACCGGGTCACCGAGACCCGCACCTTCGTGCCCCGCGACATCTACTCACTGCGGGTGGACGACATGGTGCCCGGCACGACCATCGCGCTGAACGTGGATTTCGACGGCGATGGCGTCTATGAGCAGGCCTGGACCGAGGGGGTGGACTACCAGCGGTTCACCGGCCAGGACGTCTTCAACGTGAACGCCTCGGGCATCCCCCGGCCGTACGAGAAGATCCGCGTGATCAGCTCGGGCCGGACGTTCCCCTTCACCTGGCCGTTCTCGCCTGTTAACCGGGTGCAGATCATCACCACCTGGGGCTGGCCGGCGGTCCCGTGGCCGGTCACCGAGGGGAACCGCATCCTGGCCGCGGACCTGTTCAAGATGAAGGACGCGCCGTTCGGTGTCGCCGGGGTTTCTGACTTCGGCCTGGTCAGGGTGCAGTCGAACCCGTGGCTGGTGGAGCAGCTCCGGCCGTTCGTGCGGCCCCGGCGGAAAGTGGGCGTATGACATGTTCGTGCTGACCACCGTCACCTGCGCGGCCCTGGTGCCCACGGACAACCTGAAGTCCGGCGTCCGGCGCGGCGGGGGCAAGGGCCGGTTATGGCCGCGGCGCCGAAGGCCTCGCACCAGACGGCCAAGCAGCATGCCGCCAGCGTGAACAATCTCCGGAAAGCCAGGGCGGTGGCCCGGAAGCTGCCCCGGACCTCCAAGCAGAAGAACGCGTCCCGGCACAACCTGGTCAAGGCCCGCGCGGCGCAGAAGTCCCGGCGCTCAGGCAAGACAGCGGTCGCGCCCAAGCAGGCCGCCGCGCCTGATTCACGTGAAACATCGCCGCTGCTGCACCGCCTGCCCGCCTGCGTCCCGGTCGCGCTGGCCGCGCACCTGCGCTTCTGGACCGGAACCGAGGCCGGCGACGACGAGATCCTGGCCCTGCACAAGCTGCTCGGCGGGGCGGCGACTGTCCCCGACGCGATCGAGGCCGTAGCTGAATACGGTTTTTCCGGGTTCCGGCCGGACAGATGGGCACGGTGCGACGTCAGTAATCAGGGGGTCCCCGGTCTCCTCTACGGCCTGACGGTGATCACCGGCTACCATGCGGTCCTGGCTCTCCCGGCCGGGGCTCTGTCATGGGGTGCCCCCATCTCATGGCCGGGGGAGCCTCACGAAGCCTGGCACCTGGAGTGGACTGATGCCCGAGAGCCGTGAGGACCGGTACTGGGATACGCGCTGCCGCTACTGCGAGGCCCCGCTGCGGGCCGATGGCGGCTGCTGCATGTGGTACGGCGAACCGCATGACCTCCCCTACCAGGAGCGCGCCAGCACGCTATCCTGATCCTGGCAGCGAGCCGGACGGACCGTGCTCCGGGCCAGGGGCTCCCGGAGTGCGTGTGTGCATCACCTCTGGCTCCAGGTCCTCCACGTCCTGGGCGTCGATGACCCTACCGGCAGGTGGTACGCCTGGTGGAGCGGCTTCGCCGGCGACGTCACGCTCGTGGCCGCCATCCTCACCGCCCCGTACGTCCAGTGGAAGCGCAACAACTGCCAGGTCAGGCGCTGCTGGCGGTTCGGCCGGCACCCGTTCACCGATGAGGGCGTCACCCGGCACCTTTGTTATCTGCACCACCCGGACGTGCAGGACAGGCAGCTCACCGTCCGGCACCTGCAGGAGAAGCACCACCTGTACGTCGGCAGGAAGCCGGGCCGGGGCTAGCCGTGGCTGACCTGGTTGCCATCCGCAACGCGCTGGCCGCGAGCATCACGCGCTACACCGGGCTCCGCACAGACGGCCAGGCCCGGGATCAGGTCACCCCGCCGTGCGCCGTCGTGCTGCCCCGGGAGCCGCTGATCAACTACGCCTCGACCATGGACGGGACAGTCGACATCAACCTGATGGTGCTGCTGATCATCTCTGACGCCGCGCCTGTGGATGCTACGCAAAGAGCGTTGGATACGTATCTGGGCGTCGACCAGAATCCGGCCATCGGCTCATCGGTGCCCGAGGCCATCGAGGAAGACAACACTTTGGGTGGGACCGTGCACTATACTCAGGCCGTCTCCGCAGGTAGTTACGGAAGAATCGAATACAGTGGCGTCACCTATTTCGGGGCGCGCATCTCAGTCGTGATAGGGGCTATCTGATGGCCGTAGAGGCTGCCTGGTTCATCGTCAACGCCAGGATCGAGCAGAACCACCTGCCCGGCATGTACCTCGGCCGGAACGTGCGGCACGACAGCCGGAACCGGGCCTACCCGCACGAGCGCCAGGACCGGCAGCTGACCACCCAGCTCTGGACCCGGCACATCCCGATCCTGGACCAGGGCAGCGTCGGCAGCTGCACGGGGAACATGGCAGTCGGCGCGCTCGGCACGGACAAGCTGTTCGGCGCGCTGCCCCCGTCGCCGCCGATGCTGGACGAGGCGCTGGCGGTCAAGGTCTACTCCGGCGCGGAGGACATCGACGGAGACGGTCCCTACCCGCCGAACGACAACGGGTCCACCGGGCCGAGCGCCTGCCAGGTGCTGAAGAACATGGGCCTGATTTCCGGGTACACGCACTGCTTCAGCCTGGCCGACGTGCTGGACGCTCTGGAGGACGGGCCGGTCGGCATCGGGTCCAACTGGTACGACTCGATGGATTCCCCGGACAGCTCGGGCCTGGTCTCCGTCAGTCCCGGCGCCCAGGTCCGCGGCGGCCACGAGTACCTGTGCCGGGGCAAGGACGTCAGCGCGAAGCTGGTCTACCTGGACAACAGCTGGGGCTCCGGATGGGGCGCCAAGGGCTCGTTCTCGATGAGCTGGGACACCCTGGGGCGGCTGCTGGGCGAGCAGGGCGACGGCACCGTGCCGATCCCGCTCACCGCCCCGGCTCCCACCCCGGTGCCCGTCCCGCCGCAGCCGGCGCCGCATCCCGGCCCGGATGACGCCGACCTCGTGCTGTACCGCCAGGTGCGCGCCTGGGCCGGCCAGCACCATGTCGGGCAGAACGGCGCGATCGCCCGGGACCTGCAGCACTGGATCAGGGCGAAGGGCTTCTGATGATCAGCCTGAAGATCGTCCCGGACGAGCTGGCCCGCCCGCCTGCCGATGCCGTGCCCGCGCTGCTGACCCGGGGCGAGTCCTTCGTTCCGGCCCGGTACCTGGACGCGATGCTGACCGCCATTGTTGCGAGGCCCGGCCCGCTGATCCTCGTGACGGGGATCTGACATACCGATCTCTACCAGGTGAAGGGAGGTGGTTTCGAGTGCGTATTCTAGTTATACATCCTGGCCCGGACTTCAGTGTTCATGATGTATACGCCGGGTGGGTCTACGCCCTGAAGGGGCTGGGCTGCCAGGTGTTTGAATACAATCTTTTAGGCCGCTTAACGACAGGCTCATCTTCTACAACATGGCGATGATCGACTCGGGCACCGAGGACGAGACCGGGCACCCGATCGTCCGGTCGGCCATGACCCAGGAG